GAATGGGCTGAGAAAAATGGTTGGGGTTCTTGCGGTGAAGCAACAGGTAAAGCAAGAGCAAGACAGTTGGCAAATCGTGAGCCAATTAGTAGAGATACGATTGCTCGTATGGCTTCCTTTAAAAGACATCAGCAACATAAAGACGTTCCTTATAGCGAAGGTTGTGGCGGTTTAATGTGGGACGCTTGGGGTGGAACTTCTGGTGTTGAATGGGCGATTAATAAACTAAAGGAAATAGACAAAAAATAATTTGCATACTTAAATTTTTTAATTATTAATCAACGGAAAATTTAATGGGGAAACTATGCAGAAACACACGCAAATTTATTTGCAGGGGATGGGTTATAAAACAACGGACTTTATCCCCTGTGAAGTGTGTGGCGCACAGGCAGTAGATGTGCATCATATTGAGGCGAGGGGAATGGGTGGCAATAAAAAGGCAGATGTAATAGAAAACCTAATGGGACTTTGTAGGAAGTGCCACATAGAATACGGAGACAAAAAACAATATAAAGAGTTTCTAAAAGACATACACGCAAAAAATTATGGCAAAGGGTAACGAGAATAAGAACAAAATTAGCTTTGGCAAACGCAAAAGAGGTTCTGCAAAGAAGTCCTATAACAAGCACACGCCAAGAGAAAAAGCATATAGAGGGCAAGGAAGATGAGAAAATTAAGAGCTATATGGTTACTTCTTACACATAAAGTATATTTCTTAGCAGTATGTAAAACTGGCAAAGACGGAGACGATATGACCACAATAGGACATTATACCTATGCTATGGCAGAAACTTTGATTAACAAACATATAGCAGACGTAGATACTTACTTAGACCAAGAAGATGCAATAGACGAAGCTAACGATATAATAAACGGAATACTATGATACAAAACGTACCAATCAACACAGTAAAAGCAAACCCAAACAATCCCAGAATAATCAAGGACGATAAGTTTGCAAAGCTCGTAAAATCAATTAACGAGTTCCCCCAAATGCTAAAACTAAGACCTATTGTAGTTAATGACGATATGGTTGTGCTTGGTGGCAATATGCGACTTAAGGCTTGTAAGGAAGCAGGACTTAAAGAGATACCAATCATTAAAGCAAGTGAATTAACCGAGCAGCAGCAAAAGGAATTTATAGTAAAAGATAACGTAGGCTATGGCGAGTGGGATTGGAACGACCTTGCAAATAATTGGGATGCAGAGCAGCTACAAGATTGGGGGTTAGATATACCTGGCTTTGATGCGGAAGTATTAGAAGCTGAGGAAGATGACTTTGCAGTTCCAGACGGGGGCATTGAAACGGATATAGTATTAGGAGATTTATTTGAGATAGGAGAACACAGATTGCTTTGTGGGGATAGTACGGATAGCGACCAAGTAGCAAATTTAATGAACGGACAAAAGGCTGATATGGTGTTTACTGACCCTCCTTACAATGTAGATTTTAAAGGTCAAGAATTATCAAACACAACCAAAGACGGGATTGAAATATTAGGGCATAAAGGAGCAAATGCAAAGCACGATAAGATTAAAAACGATTCAATGCCTGATGATGAATTTATTGAATTTATGAAGGAAGTTTTATCAAATGTTACTTTATTTAATAAAGGTGCTTGGTATTTTAGTTTTTGCGATTTGAAATTAGATTTATTATTAACCCCTTTAAAAGAAATGGGTTTTAGTTGGAAGTCAATTATTATCTGGAAAAAAAATCAAGCAACTTTAAGTGGCAAAGATTACAAAAGCAGATATGAACCAATAGTTTACGGATGCCCTGAAAATTCATTTTATGGAGAAAGATACAAGCAAGAAGATATTTGGGAATTTCAAAGGACATTAAAAAATGATTTGCACCCAACAATGAAACCTATTCCTTTAATTGAGAATGCTTTAAATAATTCAAGCAAACAAGGAATGAATGTTTTAGATTTATTTTTAGGTTCAGGCTCAACAATGGTAGCTTCACATCAATTAAAAAGGAAGTGCTACGGAATGGAACTTGACCCTAAATATTGCCAAGTGATAGTAGATAGGATGCGTAAACTTGACCCGACATTAGTTATTAAAAAGAACGGGTTACCTTTGTAATAACAAAGAGATAAATAAGAAGATATGGCAAACGAACATAATTTGAAACCAGTACAGAAAGGCGAGATAAGAAACCCAAACGGCAGACCTCGTAAGTATGTAAGCCTACTCAAAGAGCAAGGCTATAAACTTGCTGAGATAAACGATACCATACAAGCTATGATGTCAATGGACTTAGACGAACTAAAAACAGTATGGGATAACCCGAAGGCAACTATACTTGAAAAGACGATTGCAGCAGCTATGCGTAAGAGCTTAGAGAAGGGCAGCCTTTATAGTTTAGAAACTTTGCTAACCCGTGTTTATGGTAAGCCTAAAGAACAAATGGATATTCAAACAGATAACAGAATTGAGATAGTATTTGTAGACGGCAAGACAATTCTTTAATGCGGATAGAACTACCTAACGGACATATAAACCAAAAGAAGATACTTGAGTGCGAGGCCAGGTACATAGTTGTTATGTGCGGTCGAAGGTTTGGGAAATCGGAGTTAAGCCAGATCAAATGTATTACAACCGCAATCAAAGGTGGTCAGGTTGCTTACATAACCCCTACCTATAAATTGGCAAAGGTATTCTTTGAGAAGTTATGCAATAGCCTTCCGTTCCCTAATAACAAATCGGACTTAAATATCAGCTTCCCGAATGGTGGCAAGGTGGAGTTCTTTACGGGGGAGCGCTTAGATAACTTAAGAGGGCGCAAGTTTAACCTGGTTATAATAGACGAGGCTTCGTTTATACCTAACCTTGAAGACGGGTGGCTAAATTCAATAAGACCTACCTTAACGGACTATAAGGGTAAAGCTATATTCTTAAGCACCCCTAAAGGTAAAAACTACTTTTTTAGTTTATTTAGCAAAGCAGAACCTGATTGGCAAAGCTTTAAGTTTACTACATACGATAACCCTTACATAGACCCACAAGAGATAGACGATGCCCGAAGGCAACTACCTGAGGTTGTATTCGAGCAAGAGTATATGGCAAACCCTGCCGAGAACGCAGCTAACCCATTTGGTAGCCAACATATTCGCAAGTGCTTACACCCAGTAACAACAATGCCTGTAGTAGCTTATGGGATTGACTTAGCCAAGTCGGTCGATTGGACAGTTATCGTAGGCATAGACGAAGATGGAAACGTGGCTTATTTTGACCGCTTTCAAATGGATTGGCACAATACCAAGCAAACTATCCTTAGGCTGCCTAAATGCCCTATCCTTGTCGATTCTACGGGGGTTGGAGACCCGATACTCGAAGACCTACAAAGAGAAGGGGTAATGATACAAGGGTTAAAGTTTACAAGTTCAAGTAAGCAGCAACTAATGGAAGGGTTACAGGCTGCTATACATCAAGGTAAGATTGGCTATCCTGAGGGGATAATAAGCCAAGAGCTTGAAGTATTTGAGTATCAGTACACGGCAACGGGGGTAAAGTACTCAGCACCCTCAGGCTTTCACGATGATGCGGTTGTAGGCTTGGCTTTAGCTTGGCAGAACTTCAGCCTTAAACGTGGCACAGGTAGGTATGCCTTCCTATAAATGCAACAAGGTTACAAAAATAAATTTAAGAAATATTTGGTGGATTGTGTAAAACTTGTATATTTGATTATTATTTAATCAAAACACAAACACAATGAAAAAAGAAACCGCACAATTATTAGCCGTATTTTTAGTAGCTTGTTACCTTATTGGTCAACTTCAAGACATCTACTCAAAATGATTTACACTATTTGCCTTCTGCTAATTGCAACAGGTTTTGTAATGGCAGCATTAACTGACTATTTAATTAAACACAATGACACAAAGCGCAAAAGAATACATAGACAAATATTACGGAAGTGAGCCTATTAGCATAATGATGAATAACATAGATGCTACATATTTGGAAATACTTACCTACTGCAACGAGAATGGTTACGAACCTGCAAAGCGTAGATTAAGGAAACCAGAACATAAGTCAGAAATTGGCTTTTTTGACATTGATAACTACAAACCCGAAACAATATGAAAAAAGAAATAAATATAGAAAAGGTTTTATTAGCTAACCAATATAAATTTGAAGTTATAGATGGTGTAGTATATACCGAAATTTTAGATATAGAATTAGACCCTATAAAATGTGTATTACAAGAATATTATATAGAACTTAATACAGAGAATTTAGCTTATGTTCAATTAGATATTGATAAGCTAAAAACAATGATTAAGTTAATTAAACAGGCAAAATCATACTATATTTAAACCAATAAACAAACCAATGGAACTACAACAAATCTTCGAAACAACAAAAGAACAAAGGACTGAGTTCACTTACCAATTAATTGAACGCTTAAACGCAGGGGAACTTGACCCGTTAAAAACGCACCTTCAGGTTAAAGCCTTAGAGGATATGCTCGAAACCCTAAAGGCAAATAAGGACTACAAAGATGCCGTATTACAAGCAGCCGTACTTAATGGCAAGGACTTTGAGTATATGAGCGCAAAGTTTAACATT